CCAGGACAAACACGAGGCGTCTCACGCATGGCATCCGTCCTGCTCAAAATGCGCGACCTGGACGACTACGAAGAAGCCGAACTGGTGCGCAAAGGAATCGAATCCTGTTTCAGCGCCATCGTCACCACTGAGGATACCGGCGTCGGCCTTACCGAAGGCACTACCGACGTCAACGGCAACCGCATCGAATCTTTGGGCGCCGGCCTCATTCAATACCTCAAGCCGGGTCAAGACATCCAGTTTGGCGCCCCGGCCAATGGTGGCGATTACGGGGCATATACCCGCACGCAACTCCGCGCCATCGCCGCCGGCATCGGCATCACCTATGAGCAACTGACCGGCGATTTGACCGGCGTCAATTACTCCAGCACTTGTAATTGAAGCGGGACAATCAGGCCGTCTTCCGGGCGGCGCTCGCGGTAGCGAATCAGGCACTCGCCCGATTCAAACATACAGCGCATGACCAGTGCTTGAATGCCGTAGAAATCGAGCAGGCCGTCAGCGTCGCATTCGGTGATCCATTGTTCCCATGCTTGCTTGGCTTCGCCAACTTTGGCAGCGATGCCGGTGCCGACGACATTGGCGACAAAGACATCGCGGGCGCGGCTGGCATAGGGGTTATCACGCACCAATGCGCGGGCGCGGTCGCGAAGTTTGACGGCGCTGCTGCTGACTTCTGCATCGGCACTGGTGGCGCCGGTGATCCACCCGCCTGTGCGGCGGCCAGTCTTCGCGCCTTCGTAAGCGCGGGCTTCGGTGATTTTTCCAACACGCGAGAGCGCTTCACGAGCGCGGACACGTTTGAGTCCGGCTTCCGGGCTGAAGATTGAAACGAGTTTATCGAGCGGGTTCAATTGCGCACCCGCTGAATGTAGCTCTGCGTTACCGGGCGAGTAACTTGTCCGGCGGTGGCGAGGCTGGCCTCAATGACGTTGCGCGCTTTGATGAGGTCGCTGATTGAGCGATAGGTGACGCTGCGCCCATCAACCTGCACGGTTAGCTCGCCTGTGGCGATGGCGGACTCAATGGCCGCGAGGTGGTCGGTGGTGTATGCCATGCTTCCCTATTTCCGTTGATGCCCTGTACTGCCCGCGTCGATTGTCGCGGTGTTGGCATCGTCAAAAATAGGGAAAAATGACGATTTAGCGGCCTTTTCTGGTGCGATATACCATGGTCTTGCTGACGCCTAGCAGGTCGGCGATTTCCTGATGCGTGCCGGTGGCGGCTTTGATGGCTTCTTTGTAGGTTGGGCCGCGCCGTTTGATGTAGATGGTTTCACCGGAGAAGCGAAAACGCAGCATTTCATCTATTTTGTCTTTGTCTTTTTTGCTGATCTTGGCAATTTCTGCGACGGCTTCAATGACGGATGTTACAAAATCATCTTGCTGCATGGCGGCTCCGGATTCTTGAAAGGAGGTTATTGCCTCGGGTTTGTTGGGGGGTTGTGGTTGGTGATTCTGGTTTTTTTGGTTGGGGTTCGGCGTTGACCACAACACATTCGCCTTCAATGATCCGGCCTTGTGGCTTGGTGCCGGCCAGGCGCAGCGCAGCCAGCGCATAGACCAGGCAGTCCAGCGCTTCGTTACGGGCGCGGGTTTTTATCCACTCTTGAAACGGTCGGGTGCCTTTGATGCGGGTGACCAGCTTTTCAGCGCCGAGTTGCTGGAAGTATTCGTCGTCGAAGGCGGCGGATTGCGGGAAATGGACGTAGCCGGCGCCGGGTTTTTGCAGTTTAAGGCGCTGGTAGATAGTTACTTTGGCACCATCAACGCCGACTGGCTCAACCGGGGCGCCTTTTTTGCGTTTGACGCGCAGGCGCTGGCGGCGTTTTTTGTCGTCTTCAACCACCGGGCGGGCCATGCCTTGCACGCCTTTGACGGCGAAGCACCAGGCGCGGGGCTTGACGAATTCATAGACGGCGCTGGCGTTGAATCCGCTGTCGATGGCGGCGACGCGCACGCCGTATTCTTTGAGTTCTTCGAGCAGTTCGAGATAGACGTCGGGCGCGGTGGTGTCGCCGGGAATGATCAGGTGATCGATCAGCCATGCTTCTTCACCATCGCCCCAGGCGACGATGCTGGCTTCGAGGCGGTCTTTTTGTACGTCGACCCCGGCGGTGATGAGCAGGCCGGCGACGTTGTGCAGTTCGTAGGCTTCGAGGCGGGTTTGCAGGGCGGTTGCTTCAATGCTGTCGCCGATTTCCTTCCACACTTCGCCGAGGTAGGTATTCACAAAGGCTTTGAGTTCGGCGCTGTCGCCTTGGCAATTTAGCCATTTTTGGGCGATTTGCTTCCAGCCGAGGCCGAGGCCGATCGGCGCATAGAGGGCGTTGAGGTGGTAGCCGCGTGCCAGCGTGATGTTGGGGCGGTCGGCGATCCATCGGCCATGCGTGAGCATGTCGGTTTTGTGACCTTCGTGGATTTCTCCACCGCATTCGCGGCAGACCAGCCAGGCGTCAATCACTTGCGCGGCTTCGCCTTCTGGCGTGCCTTCGGCGTGCGGCGCGGTGCGGTATTTGAGCATCGGCCATTCCATCGGCCACTCGGCGGCGCAGTGCGGGCAGGCGACGTGGTAACGGCGGCGGTCGCTGCGCTTGTAAAGCTGGTCGATACGACTGGCGCCGTCGACGGTCGGCGTGCTGACGTAGTATCCCTTGGCGCGGCTATAGGTGCGCTGGCGGTTTTCGATCAGCGTCATCGGGTCGCCCTCGCCGCCGACGTCCCACGGGAAGGCGTCGACTTCGTCGCAGATCACGTAGGGCAAGTGGTCGGAGCGCAGGGAGTCAGGCGAGTTGGCCCCGGCTTTGATGATGCGGGCGCGTGCGCCGTATTCCAGCAGGTCGCCCCGGTTGGCTTTGTTGCGGCTGGCGGTCACGGTCAATTCAGCCAGGGCTTCGGTTTCTTCCAGCATTTTGGCCAGGCGCGGGTTGAATGAGCGGTCGCGCAGTTCCAGCGTCGGCACCACCACCAGTAAATCCTTGTTTTGCAGGTGGTGCATGACATAGCCAATCCAGCAATACATCGCTTCGGTGCCGCCGAGGCCGGATGATTTTATGAACGACACGGTACGCACCGGCGAATGCTCGCTCAGGCAATCCATGATTTCGCGCAGGTAGGGCGTCAGCCCGGTATTCCAGCGGCCTGGTGCGTTGGTGCCGGATTTAATCCAGCGGTGGCGATCTGCCCATTGGCTGACGGTGAGCAGGTCACGCGGTTTGGCGCCGCGTTTGAAGCGCTCGCCGAGTTCCGGCAGCGCGGCGCTGGCGGCTTCGACATCGCTACCGATGCCGGTGAGCAGCTCGTGGGCGGCGTCGGACATGAGGTAATGCACGCGGGTTTCGTCTTGGGTGCCTTCTATCGCCGATAAAAAGCGCTCAACCATGGCGTCGACCGCATTGAGCAGGACGGCGCGTACCGAGGCGGCAGCGCGGGCGAGGTCGTCGGCGCTGCGCGTGGCGGCCAGGGCTTTGTCGTAGTCTTCCCGCGCCGAGAGCGCCCGGAGTTTGTCGCGCTCGGTTTGGAGTTCGGCGATGGTGGCCATGGGTTAGCCGGGGAATTTCTCGCCGGTTTCGGCGTTGACCGCAACGTTGCCGGTGTATTGCTGCCAGCGGCGAACAGCGACGTCGACGTAGGCCGGGGAGAGTTCCATTGCGTAGCAGATGCGGGCGGTTTGTTCGGCGGCGATGATGGTGGTTCCGCTGCCGCTGAATGGCTCGTAAATTGAGTCACCCGCTGCGCTGTTGTTTTCAATGGGGGTGCGCATGCACTCAATAGGCTTTTGCGTGCTGTGGCCGGTTTCTGATTTTTGCGGCTTGTCGATGGCCCAGAGCGTGGTTTGCTTGCGGTCGCCTTGCCAGTGGCCGGTTCCGCCTTTTTTGACGGCGTACCAGCAAGTTTCATGTTTCGGGTGGTAGTGGCCTCGCCCAATGACCAGCGAACTTTTTGCCCAAACTATCAAGTCCCTGATTTCGTAACCACACTCCTTCAACTGGCCTGCGATTCCTTCGCATTGCTTTACACCATGCCACACATAGGCCACCTCGCCTGGAAACAGCGCCCAGGCCTCACGCCAGTCGGCGCGGTCGTCGTTTAATACCTTTCCGTGCATGCCGCCGGTTTTCCCGGGACACTTTTCCGGCATGGCATCTTTTCGCCATGTCGCGTCGTACTCGACGCCGTATGGAGGATCAGTAACCATAAGATGCGGCATACCCCCCCCCAGCAACTTATTAACCTGCTCGGCGCTGGTCGAATCGCCGCACATAACCCGATGCTTTCCCAGCGTCCAAATATCGCCCAGCTTGCTAATGACTTCGGCCTGCACGGCTGGCGTCGCGTCGGCGTCGGTGTTGCCTTCTGGCGTGGCGGCCAGGCTGGCGATCATGGCGTTGATGTCTTTGTCGTCAAAGCCGGTGAGATCGAGATCAAAGCCCATGTCTTGCAGGTCTTTGAATTCCAGCGCCAGCATTTGCTCATCCCAGCCGGCATTGGCGGCGAGTTTGTTGTCGGCGATGACATAGGCGCGTTTTTGCGCCTCGCTCAAGTGGCCGAGGCGTATGCACGGCACTTTGGCCAGCGCCAGCTTGCGCGCCGCCATGACGCGACCGTGGCCGGCGATGATTCCGCCCTGCCCGTCGATCAGTACCGGATTGGTAAAGCCAAACTCGACAATGCTGGCGGCGACTTGCGCCACTTGCGCGTCGCTGTGCGTGCGGCTGTTGCGGGCGTAGGGAATGAGTGCGTCTAGCGCGATGTTTTCGATTTTCATTTGGCTGTCCTGATGGCGTCGGTGAGTGCGGTTTCAAATTCGGCGCCAAATCGGGCGCGGGCGACTTTTTCGCCGATGCCGGCAAAATCGTAAATGGCTTTGTACATGGGGCGCGAAACGAACATGAGCACGGGTGTGAGGCCGCGCCCCGTGGTTTCTTGCCAGATGCCGGGGTGTAGTTTCAGTTTTCGGTCGGCGACCGGGACAACAAAGTATTGACGCTGCTGTTTTGCTGCTTTGGCGTAGCCTTTTTGAGTCATGTTCATGCGCTTGCTGTTGAGCGCGGTTTTTCCGAACGACTGAAAATAACTGAGAATTTGCACGATCTGGCCCCGGCTCATGTTGCCGTAAGCGTCCAGCCGGGCGCCTTTGCCGGGGACGGTGTATAGCCCTTCCGGCAGGATGCCTTGACGGCGCAGCATGAATTCTGAGCGTTTGTAGTTGCGTGGCTGGAGTCCGCTTTTACCGATGTTCGGGTGCAGGTATTCTGCCGCCGGCACGCCACCAGCCCGATCCTTGAGGCTGATCGTTGCTTCCAGCTTTTGTTTTGTGGCGTAAGTGATCCGTGTGGCTTTGACGGTTTGCGCTTTGGGCCGGTCGAATTTGCCGGCAATGGCTTTTTGTTCTTCATCCTGCACGATTTTTGCGGTGGCGTTGAGTGCCTTGCTGGCGGCAAAGGCGACTTGCTTGCCCATGCCGGTCAGGTGCGCTTTGACGGCTTCCAGACCTTTGACGTCGACGCTGATTTTCATCGCCCTGCCCTTTCTCGCTTTTGCAGGTCTTCGAGACACTCTCGCCAGGCTTCGCAGTTTTGCCCGAAGTTGGTGCGGGTGGCGTAGCTGCATCCGGTGCAGATTTCGCCGGCATAGTCGCGCTGCGGCTGGTTACGGGCGATGGCCAGGCATAGGGCGCGGTCTGCCTGTTCGCGCTCTTGGCCGCGTTCGATGTCGTCCATTAGCGGGTTTCCTTTTTGGGTTTGTTCCATGGGCCGACGTGGGTTTCGGCGAGGTTGATTGCTTTGTTACGGTCAACGGTGAATTTGCCGCCGATTTCTTGCCCGTTTTCGCGGGCGTAGAAGTCGCTGCTGCCGGCCATGCCGTTGCGGATGGGCTTGCTCATTGGCCGGCCTTTCGCATGCGGCGCAGGGCGGCGGGGAATTCGGCCTTGAGGTGACGGCGCAGGGTGGCGAGTTCGCTAGCGAGCAGGCGACGGCGTTCTTCTTTGCTGGCTGACACGGCCAGTCGCGGGGCGGTTTGGTCGATAACGCGCTCGATACTGGCGCGGAGCATGGCGCCGAGGCCGGTGGCTTCGTGCCGGATTTGTTCGAGCGGGTAACGGGCGTGCCGGCGCAGGGCGATTTCGAGTTTGATGCTTTGGTTTTCAAAATGTAGCAGGAGGGCTTTGTAGCGCGTTCTGTTGCTTTCCCCGCCCTCGGATATATCCGGCGCTGCGTTTTCGCCACGTGGCGCGTTTGTGACGGTTTGGCCGCGCTTTTTGGCGTGCATCTCGGCCATGTCGGTGCGGTGGCCTTTGGTTTCGTGCCAGCGTTGCAGGCTTGGCTCGATGAGTACCTTGCCGTCGTCAGCCATCACCACCCGGCCAGCGGCGACGGCGCGGCTGACGGTGGCGCGATTGACGCCGAGGCGTGCGGCAAAGGCTGACTGATTTTCGGTTTTTGGGGTCATTGGGCAGACTTTTTGGTTGACGTTCCAGACGTTCCAGGCAATGTTCCAGGGGTGACCGTTTGTAAGTCTTTGATTATTTGTATACGTTCCAGACGTTCCAGACGTTCCATAGGGGGTACACGTATACGCGAGGGGCATGTGTGCATAGGTGTGGTTTTGTTGTGTGTGATGTGTACACGTGCGCGGGGGTATGGAACGTCTGGAACGTCTGGAACATGCCTTGTGCCGCAAGGGTTTCCGGTTTTTGGGGTATGGAACATTGCCTGGAACGTCTGGAACGTCAACCGGAGCCAGTGAGCGCTTGTTGAAACGCGAAAAAACAGTCGG